CTAGGGGTCTATTTTCTAGACTCCCGAAAATGTAAATCCGATTGGGTCTATTTAACCCTTGGTATACTTCTTTAATCAATCCAAAATCATTTAACTCTTTCTTGGCATTGATAATAGTTTGACGGCTACAAGATAATGTTTCCATTAGTTCTTCTATTGTGAAATAGACGTAGACATCTCCATTCTTGTCATACCAATTGTTTTTGATAGAGTATGTTCTTCTGTCAAATACCAGCATATATACAATTTTGGCTCGTATACTCAAATGCTTGTATTCTTCTTCAAGCAACCATTTCGGAAATTGATAAAAAACGTTGTTTCTCACTTCATTTATCTTCACCTTTTCTCCTTTCCACGTTGGGCGCTTTTTTAATCGAAAAATAACTCGTCAATAGTCACATCTGGTTTTATTTCCTTAACCATTTCCTTGATCGCTAACATTTCTTTATATTTAAAGTGCTTTTTCCCCGATTCTTTGTCGATATAGGAGCGACCTGTTATATTCAACTTGTTAGCCATTTGTTCTTGGGTTAGATCAAGCATTGCTCTATAACCCCTTTAACTTTAAGTTTTTACTCATCTTTTCCCCTTTCTATTCACTCTGCCAGATTGTCGCATTTATGCGACTGTCTCGCTAAAAAAAATGGCCATAGCTTCATCTTTTGAAAGATTGAGGGCTGACACGATCAAATTTACTTCCTTGATCGAAAAGTTGCCATTTCGCTTCATCTTGCGGTAAAACGTACTTTTGGTAACACCGATTTTACTTGCAAGTTCTTCTTGCGTGGTATTTCGTTCTACGATTTTACCTTTCAACTTCGATACATTAACCATGTATTCTCCTTTCTTTTTGTCGCACTTCTGCGACTTGTTGAATTAAGTATAACATGACCAGAAAAGTTTGTCAACAAAAAAATCGCATTTTTGAAACTTTTTTGTTGCGTTTTTGAAACTAAAGATGTAAAATTAACGTGTAATATATAAGAGGAGAAAAAATCATGAACGTCGGAGAAAGAATTAAATTAAGAAGAAAAGAATTAAAGATCTCTGCTGATACCCTCGCTGAGCGCGTGGGAGTTTCTCGCTCAACTATATTTAGATATGAAAAAGGGGATATAGAAAAGGTTGGCCCAGAGGTACTGAAGAAGATTTCTGAAACATTGAATATTTCACCCGCTGACCTTATGGGTTGGGAAGAAGAAGCAGAAACAACCACTGAAACCGGATATTCAGAAACCGACCTGCGCAAGCTGGCAGAAAGTGCAAAGACGTTTGACGGTAAGCCGTTGTCAGAAAACGATATACAAGCGATTAAAAACATAATAGAAATTTACTTACAAGGCAGATTATGACTATAGAAGAAATTTGTGACAGCGAGGGAGTGACACTCGCTTACTTTGATAACGACCTATGGCAACGGCCTGGAATGATAATCTCAGATATGAGGATTATCTTTGTTAATAAATCACTAACTAGAGAGGCCCAGAAAAGGGTCATATTGCACGAATTAGGCCACTTAGAGCATACCGAGGCTAATTATATGATCAACCCTTTAAAGTGCGAGAATGAAGCCAATAGGGCCATGATTCACGCGCTATTGAGAGAGGAGCTGGAAAGAGTAGATAAGGAAGAATTTAATTACTTAAATTTTATGGAAAGACACAAACTAAAATCAGTAACCGATGAGTTAATGGTTATTGATGAATTTTACAGGTTAGTTGGTTAAAAGGGAAAATATCATGAAAAAGATTACGATTTTAGCGATTACTTCGCTTGCTCTACTTATTGCTGGATGCACTCGGGAAGCTACAGGTACAGATCAAAATAAAGAACAAGATACAGAACAAGTCACCAAGGAAGATAAAACAGATCAGTCAAGCAGTAATAAGTCAGATACAAAATTTGAAGCGGCACCAGATCACTTGACTGGCAAAGAAGATTATTCTGCTATCATTGCTTACGAGCTTCAAAAATCAATCGGCCATAAGAACGCTAAAGTCTATTATTACAAAGATGTCCTTTCAGTTGCATTGACCGTTTCAAAATCAGACATGGACGAAGCAGATATGAAGGACTTGTCAAATGATGTATTTGATATAAAGAGAAATGTTGTTAATCAGTATAATTCTGATCACAAGTCATATAAGAGGATGAAATTAAGAGTTTATGATGATGAGATCAAACTGATTTCCTATGAGTTAAACAACTCTATGGTTTTAGATAAATAAAAAAAGCCCCACGCTCTCAAACTTTGGCGAGTCTGAGCGTGAGGCAGTCAAGATAAGGAAAGGCTTCAAAATGAATATTTTGAAAGGTGTCTTTCTATACTCTATTTTAGCAGAAAGTGAGTATAAAGACAATGAATAAGGTAGCATTATATGTGCGCGTGTCAACTACTTCTCAGTTGGAAGAGGGCTACTCGATAGAAGAGCAGAAAGCAAAGCTGGAAAGCTACTGCGATATAAAAGACTGGCACGTTTACAAAGTATATACAGACGGAGGCTTCTCCGGCTCTACAACCGAGCGCCCAGCACTTGAGCAATTGATAAAAGATGCCCAGAGCAAGCTATTTGACACGGTACTAGTATATAAGCTGGACCGGTTGAGCCGGAGCCAAAAGGACACGCTCTACTTAATCGAGGATATATTTTTAAAAAATAATATTGAGTTCGTGAGCCTACTCGAAAATTTTGACACGTCTACACCTTTCGGGCGAGCCGTTATAGGTTTGTTATCCGTATTTGCTCAGCTCGAAAGAGAGCAGATAAAAGAGCGTATGCAATTAGGCAAGCTGGGACGGGCCAAGTCTGGAAAGTCCATGATGTGGGCTAAAACCTCCTACGGGTACAACTACGACAAAGAAACAGGATCAATGACTGTTAACGAGTATGAAGCCTTGGCGGTCAAAGAGATATACGCATCATATCTAGCCGGTATGTCAATAACTAAATTGAGGGATAAGATAAACGAGGAATATCCCAAAAAACCGGCTTGGAGCTATCGCACAATCAGAGGAATACTAGCCAATCCTGTATATTGTGGTTTAAATCAATACAAGGGCCAGACATTCCAAGGCACACACAAGGCCATAATATCGCTAGATGATTTTGAGCAAACACAAAGAGAGCTGGCCAAACGGCAGCAGACGGCCAAGGAATTATCAAACCCTCGACCATTCCAGGCCAAGTATATGCTATCCGGGCTGGCTCAATGCGGATACTGTCACGCGCCCCTCAAGGTTATTTTAGGGGCTGTAAGGAAAGACGGTACACGCTTTAAAAGGTATGAGTGCTACCAAAGACACCCGCGAAAAACAAGGGGTGTCACGGTTTACAACGACAATAAAAAGTGCGATTCCGGATACTATGATATGGAATTGTTAGAGCATTATGTTCTAACTCGCATTTCTCAGTTACAAAACGACCCAGAGAAGATACAAGAACTATTTTCGGACGACACAAGACCGGCAGTCGACAGGCAGGCAATCCAAAAACAAATAGACGGCCTAACACTCAAACTAAGTAAGCTAAACGACCTATACTTGGACGATAGGATCACGCTGGACGAATTAAGAGCTAAGTCTTCAGATTTTATCAAGCAAAGGGCTGCCCTGGAAGAAGAAATAAAAAAAGCCTCGAATGATAAGCAAGCGGGCCAAAGAGAAAAGATTGAAAAGCTATTAGATGCAAGTAGTGTACTGGATATGTCCTATGATAATCAAAAAGTTATTGTCAGAGAGCTGATTGACAAGGTGCAAGTCGCTTCTGACAAGATAGTGATACGCTGGAAAATTTGATAAATTTGGTTACGCTATTTTCAATGAGCGTAAAAGCCTTTACCTTATAGGTTTTTAATTTTTTCATAAATGAACCTCCATATTTTGATAAATCGGCAGCAACATAGCTGCATAGAGTAAGACAATCACAAGAGCTACAAAAATAAACACCAAAGGTTGTATCACATTCATAGCCTTGTGAACCCGACGAAAGAAATCTTCCCAGGTTTTTTCAGCGTAGATTTCTAGCTCACTTCCGAGCTTTGATTTAACCTCACCATATTCAATCATAAGGGGCAATTCTTTTTTGAAAAAAGAATAGCGTCCAACTGTATCTGAGAAAGACTGGCCACGATCTAAAGAAAGAGCTAAATCCCTCCCAATCTCTTGAAAAAGTTGGGATTTTTGCTCCTGCATCATGGTAAAAATCTGAGACAGCTCCAATCCCTGTCCAATCAGATTGCCCCATTCTCTGGCATAATAGGCTGTCAAATAAGCTTGAATCATGCCTTTCCCGAAAGGCAGATGGGACAAGCTTCTAAAAACTTTGATCTTACTAGACTGTCTATAATAGAGAAAGCCGAGTAAGACGAAAGCTACCAGTCCCGCTCCTAGCGCAAAAAAGAGCTGGGGAAAAGAGCTGATCAGTTGGGTACCGATATTTTGAGCATCCATTTGCGGAAGCAAGTAATTGCGCAAGCCTAGCATAATCAGAACTAAAAACCCAAGTAAGATGAGAGGATAGGTACTCACCTCGATCAGCTTTTTCTTGACCTTTCGCATATTCTCCAGATAAGCACTAATTTTCTCCAAGCTCAAGGCAAGATTTCCATGGAGCTCAGAAAGAGAGAGCTGTGTCGTGACCGCATCTGAAAAACCGATCCCCGCCATCATCTCTGAAAAACTCCGCCCTCGAGAGAGATCCTCTCGCATCTGGGAAACCAAGCGACTCTCCACTAGGTGGGAACGGTCCAAAAAATCGACAATTTCAGATAGGTGAAAACCACTCGAGTAAAGATTCAAAAACAATTCAATGATTTGCTTTTGTTTAGCGGTAGATAATTTTTTCGGCTTGTGCCTGAGCCAGCTGGATATATCCCGATTGAGCCAAGAGATCCATTTGTTGGTTCCAGCGGCTGGCTGAATGCTCTTGGTAGTTTTCTGTTGCAAAATCAACAACCCCTCCTCCTGCAATTAATCGTTGGTAACAAATACCTTGTAAAACAATCTTGAGCTCTTCCTCACTGACCCCTAGTTCCAAGAGACGTTCATAAACACCTCGAACGCTCTTGGCATGGATAGTAGAGAAGACTGTCACACCTGTCAAACTAGCTCGAACAACTGCACGAGCTGTTTCCTTATCTCGGATTTCTCCAATAATGAGAAGATCCGGCCGATGACGTAAAGAGAGTTTGATCAAGTTGTCATAGGTCATACCAATCTGGTCATTCAGCTGAAGCTGCAGCATATTGTCCTGCTTGATTTCGACCGGATCTTCAATGGACATAACTTGCTGGCCCGCAAAGCGCTCTTGGGCTAAAGCATGCATGAGGGTAGTTTTCCCCGAACCAAC